TTAACTAGCCCTCAAATCCCCCGCTTTGCCTCCAATCTGTGGACACAATGTGGACATTCCGCTGAGGGGATTATAGCTCACCGCGTCCATTAAATAATCAGGCGCGAAGTGTGCGTAAACCATCGTTTGAGAAATATCCGCATGCCCCAAAATTCGCTGCAAGGCAATTATGTTGCCCCCTTTCATCATGAAATGCGTTGCGAATGTATGGCGCAAAGCATGGGCCGCCTGCCCGTCTGGCAAGTTGGGCTTCGCTTCTTTCATCCTTAAACGGAACGTTTTATAACTGACACGGAAAAGCCGCCCTGATTCCCTGTCTTTGATTATCCTGGCAATATCATCCGATATCGGCACAACGCGCCTTTCGCCGTTCTTTGTCAGGGTAAACATGACTCTGTTACCGACAATGTTTTCGGCTTTCAGGCTATATGCCTCCCCCCATCTTGCGCCAGTAGCCAGCAGCAGAATGGCAATGCGGTAGTAATCACCTGAACATAGCGAAAGCAGCCGATCCACTTCGGACTGGGTGAGATATGACATTTCCGTTTTGGGTTCCTTCAAGGCCTTAACCGATGTGACAGGGTTTTCACCGTGAAACTCATCTATTTCAGCCATTGACTTGAAAATCCCACTCAACGCGAAAAGGTCATGGTTTATCGTTGAAGCCTTGATTCCCTGCTCCAGCCGATATGCCCGGTAATCAATAATGCACCGCGCATCAAGCTGGTAAAGCATGGGATCGCCCATATCAAGACAGATACAATTCACCGCACTAAGCCTACGATTTGCGTAGTTCTTATTGCGGCCGATCAGCTGCCACCAAAGCGCGATAAACTCGCTTAACTTCCGTTTGTCTGCCGGTTTGTTCAGATAATCATGATTCTGAAATTTGGCGATGATACTGCGCTCAAATGCGTGCGCTTCTGCCTTTCTGTCAAACTTCCGCCGAATGCGTTTTCCATCGCGCCCGCGCGGCCTTACATCCACTTCATAGCGACCATCTTCGAGTTTCTTAACGGACATAAGAAGACCCTCCGATTGTCAGTTCACTATCCTGGTAACAAATAGTGAAAATGTAATGTTTATATAACGTTAGCCAGTCTGTTTCCCGGATGGGTCTGATTGCGTTGTTTCTTGCCCATAGTGTGCGAGAGCCGGTGCGATCTGGCCCCGGCTTGGGTCGATCCGGTCATACATAAACCAGTCTTGATATTTGTTAAATCTGGGGTGTCCAAAGATTTTCACTGCTGCCTCCAAAGTCATTTTGGATTTATTACGTTCATATCCGTGATAAGTCGTGTAGTTAAGCCCTACTAAATCAACCAGTTGTTGTTTAGTTAGTCGTTCAGAGTCACGGATCAGGGATAGTTTTTCACCTTGGGAAATTGACACGATTACGAGATCTCCATATAGTTACCCACATACGAGACATTTACCTCAAGTTGAGACAATGTCATGTAAGCCACAAATGAGCTTAACAAGCCTCATAAATGGTTAACTTAGGAGTCTAACAAATGACACAATCACGAGAAATCGAATTAAACGCGGGATCTCAACATTTACGTCAATTCCCGCTGGACAACGCCCGCATTGCCCGCACTTGCAAAATGACCAGCACGCAGGCTGAAAGCATCCGGGATATGAATAACGAAGAACTGCAAAAACAGATTTTCGTTACGCCGGTCGAGTTTGCTTATCTGACTGGCCGGACCTTAAAGAGCGTTCGCAACCTGATGGATCGCGCGCAACTGCCAGTTCACCGTGAAGGTATGCCCGGTTCGAAACGTCCTAAGCGTTTCATCATGCTGCAAGAGTATTGGGCCGCCGTCGCACATTGCCGGGCGCTTATTACCCCAGAAGAAAGGCACTACATTGATCGCCTTATGAGCGATAAGAAAACCTATCGCCGTATAACTGGGAGCACGCATCAAGCCCACAAGCGTACCAGCCGCAGCGCAATGAATGTATTGCGTCCACGTCCATGTGTTTGAGTAAGGAGATCATTATGGATATGACGCAATGCCCCTCGTTCGCCAGCCTGTTAACTAAAGGCCAGCAGATAACGCACCGCGCCCACTCCCGTGGCTGGATTGAAACCCCGGACGGCCGCTTCTTCCAGCCAAAGGCAGCCGACGTGCAATTCATCAAACAGTCACGTTTGCCTTTTATGTCTCGCCCGCGCAATAAACGCCGCTGGTTCGCCCGCCTGATGGGTATCTTCGCTTAGTTCTGGTGAGGTGGATATGTTCATGGATAAAGCAGGACAGCAACCAGGGCGCCGCCGTTTTCTGGAACAACGTGCCCGACTGCAAGCCAGTTTAAACGCCAACCGCGTGAACGATACGGCAACCCGCTTCAATCGCCTGGATGAAACTCGCAAGAAAGTGGTTTTCATCCTGGCGAATGATGCGGCCAGCCGCGTGGCCGGTTTACCACAACTGACCCGCCGCCACCTGAATTTAGCTTTTGCAGATCTGACCGAAGCGGAACAAACCTGCCTGATGATGGGGATTAAGCGCCTTTCAAAGTTCGCGGCGTCAATGCCGTGGGAATTTGAGGACTACGCCGCGCCCCGCGCTGAAATGCAGGCTTTACGTGACAAGCCGCCAGAGCCAGACAAACCAACCAATTAACAAATAACTGACCACAAAAAAGAAACAGGCGCTAACGCGTCGGGCTTCTTGCACCCTGGAGAAAATAAAATGATTCGTTCGCTTGTGAAATGGCCTGGTGGTAAAAGCCGCGTAATTCCCGATCTGCTGCCTGTACTACCAAAGGCGGATTGCCTGGTTGAACCGTTCGTCGGCGGTGCCTCTGTTTTCCTCAATACTGAATATCGCCGTTATATCCTGGGTGATATTAATCCCGACCTGATAAACCTTTACCGCCAGATAACGCGCTGGCCGGATGCGGTCATTAACGCGGCCCGCCCGTTGTTTAAGGTGTATGGCGATAAAGACGGTTATCAGTGGGTCCGGGATGATTTCAACGCCCGTGCCAGAGATAATCTTTCTTCGCGTGAGGTTTTCGAAAACGGCCCGGACGCGGGCAAGGTTCTTCGCGCTGCGCAATTCATTTATCTGAATCGCCATGGCTATAACGGCGTTGTGCGCTACAACCGCCAGGGCGGATATAACGTTCCATTTGGAAAGCATAAAACCCCGCCATACTTCCCCGAAGAACAGATCCGCTTGTTCTCTGAAAAGGCCAACGACACGAAAGCCGTTTTCGTTTGTTGCGACTACCAGAGCACATTAAAAATCATGATTGGCAGCGATGCCGTTATCTACTGCGATCCGCCGTACCTTCCAGCTAGCGAAACAGCCAATTTTACCCAGTACCACACCGCCCCGTTTGGTGAGAAGCAACACCGCCAGTTAGCTGCTGCCCTGCTGGCTGCCAACCGCCTGACTGGTTCGCCGGTGATCCTGTCAAACAGTGATACCCCCGCCACCCGTGATATTTACAGCGCTTTCAAATTCCAGGAAATCAGCGTTAACCGTTCGGTTAGCGTGAACGCCATTACCAGGGGAGCCGCCAGCGAGGTGATCGGCGTCCTCAAAGTGTGCGACGCCTGCGGGCGTGCCGGTGGTGGTTGCTGCCCTGATTGCGGCCCGTGTGCCGGATATTCACCTTGGATAGGCTTCGATCCCGCAAAAGATGTCGAGGTGTTTTGATGGCTACCCGTTTGCAGATTTCATGCGCCGCCCCGCTGGGCGTAAGCAAGCGTGCAACCGCTGAATTAAGCCAGTACGCGAGAGGCCGGAAAAATTATTCCCGCATACGGCCACACCATTACCTGGTGATCCGTCTGGGTTGCCGCTGGCGTTTATTAAGTAAGGACGGCGGCAAGGTCTGGTCATTGCTGACCCACGAAAAGTACAACGTGGAGAGCAAAAAATGACAGTCGCCTATTACAACGAAATTGATCCATTTGCAGCCCAATGGCTACGCAACCTTATTGCTGCCGGTCTTATCGCCCCCGGCATTGTTGACGAACGGAGCATTGAAGATGTCACACCAAACGACTTGCGCGGATTTACTCAAGTCCATTTCTTCGCAGGGATTGGTATTTGGTCATATGCCCTGCGCCGTGCTGGCTGGCCGGACTCCCGCCCAGTCTGGACAGGGTCTTGTCCATGCCAGCCTTTCAGCGCGGCAGGCAAAGGAGAAGGGTTTGCTGACGAGCGGCACTTATGGCCCGCCATGCATTGGCTGGCTGGGCAGTGCCGCCCTCTCGTTATCTTTGGCGAGCAATCTGCGAGCGCTGACGCAAACGACTGGATCGACCTTGTACAAGCTGACGTGGAAGGAATGGGTTATGCCTTCGGGGCGTGCGCGTTTCCGTCTGCGAGCGTCGGCGCACCGCATATCCGGGACAGGGCTTACTGGGTGGCCGACGCCGACCGCAAGCAATACGAAAAATGCCTACCAGGACGCGGAGAAAGTGATTGCACGAAAACTTGCTGGTCGCCAGTCGAACTTGCAGGACTTCGCCTGTCTGGCGGGGTGGCCGACACCAGCGGCAAGAGATCACAAGGGGGGGTATCAGGGCGGAAGGATGCGCAACGGGAAATTATCCACGGACACACTGGACGTGGTAGCCCAGATAGCGGATGCGGCCCGGTTAACGGCTTCTGGGGATCTGCTGACTGGCTGTTTTGCAGGGATGAAAAGTGGCGGCCAGTTGAACCCGAACTTATCCCGCTGGTTGATGGGGATTCCGCAAGAGTGGGAAAAATCCGCGCCTACGGAAACGCCGTCAACGCTGAAGCGGCAACGGCGTTCATAAAAGCTTACATGATGGGGGCGTCCGGTGTCTGACGTCTTCGCATGGGAGTGGAACAAGCCCCGCCCCGCTATCGGGGCGTTTACCTTTGAATCTGCAAAGCTCGCCCCGCTCGCCGGGGCTGTGGCGCATCATCCTGCCGTTGAAAAGCATATTGACCGGCTTATCAAACGCGCCGGTTATAACCCGGCAGAGGTTCGCAATCGTGAAGCGCTGATCCATGCGCTGGACAAATACGAGCCGCACGGCCTGCCGTTTTCAGTACATCAAGAGATCGTCAGAAACGATATGGCCGCCGCAAAGGCCGCCGCAGCCGCATGGGCCAGCACGCCGGAAGGTGTGGAGGCCCGTTTGTTGTCTGAGCCGTTCTTTATCCGCGAAGTCTGGCGCAAAAAAATCGACTGGCTGCGTGCCAACCGTGAAGCCCGACACATTAATGATTTTCTTATGGGAACCGTGAAAAAATCATTACTGCGTCTTGATATCGTGCGCAGCAAGCAAGGAGTTTCGACAAACGTTAACAGCGAACTGGCCGCCTACTGGCATGGCCGCTGGCAACGCCTTGCGGATTTCACAAAGCGGGAGGCGTTAAGCGCCGCTCATGAAATTGCCAACCGTCTGGCTGAAATGCTTGAAACCGAATGCGCCGCTTTGGGCCTGACCGCCGAGGGCATGAGCGTTGAAGAACTGGACTGGATATATTGCCATCTGGGCCGCGAAATGCTGGCCCTCCGCGTTGTCCCTCCTGCATGGACCGCACCGTGGGAACGTGAACGGATTTTTACCGCCATTCTAAAAATGTGCTCCCCTGAGTGGTGGGGCCGTAAAATCTGGCGTCTTCGCTGCGACTGGCGCGAAAACCAGTTGCGTGCAATCGGTGCGGTTCACCGCAAGGCCCACGCCTATGTAAGCGCCTCAAGCCTGATTGAATGGCAGGAACAGCGCCGTAAAAGCCGCGAGTTTTTCAAGAGCCATGAGCTTGTCGACGAAGACGGCAACGTTTCATCACTTGAAGATATGATAAACAAGTCCACGTCCAATCCGGCTATACGCCGCCATGAGCTTATGGCGCGTATGGCTGGCGTTGAGCTTGTGGCCCAGAGTCGTGGCGATGTGGGCGTCTTCCTGACCATCACTTGCCCGTCCAAATATCACAGTAACGTCGAATCAGGTCACCATAACGGCAAGTGGAATCACACCACCGTTGCCCAGGCGCAGCGGTATCTATGCCGCGTCTGGAACCGCGCAACCGCCAAACTGAAACGTGAAGATTTGCGCCCTTATGGTTTCCGTGTCGCAGAGCCACACCACGACGGGACGCCGCACTGGCACGCCCTGTTATTCATGCCGCAGGCGGAAGTAAAAGCCACGGTCGCAATATTGCGCGAATACTTCACCAAAGAAGACCGCGCCGAACTGGGCCGCAATACCGGCGCTCGCTTCAAGTCCAAAAAAATGGACCCGCGCAAAGGGTCAGCAACGGCCTATATCGCGAAATACATTTCCAAAAATATCGACGGCCACGCGCTGGCCGGTGAGCTGGACGATGAGACGGGTAAGCCGCTAAATGAAACGGCCAAATATGCAATGGCCTGGGCATCGCTTCACCGCATCCGCCAGTTTCAGCCGCTGGGCCAGCCTCCTGTGTCCGTTTATCGCGAACTGCGCAAACTGAGCAACCAGCTAACCAACCAGCGCAAAATTGCGAATACCTTCAAGCGTGGCGCGGCAATGCTGGCCGATCCAGAAATGGATGCGGTTTGCGCTGCTGCCGATGTGGGTTGCTTCGCTACATACATTTTGCGCCAGGGCGGTGTGTTGATCCCGCGTGAAAACTATGTCGTCCGCCTCGCCTATAAGCCAGCCGATGAAATGAATGCCTACTGTGAGATCCCGGATAAGGTCTTTGGCGTCTGGTCGCCACGGCTGGGGGAGCAGTCGCGCATTTGCACGCGCCTGGTCAAGTGGACAATCCGCGCCAAATCCAAAGCCACCACTGGGGCCCAAACCGGCCCCGGTTTGGGGGTTGACCTTTTGCCGTCGCCACCCGGCGACGCTTGGAGTTCTGTCAATAACTCTACGGAAGACGAAAAAAACACCGTTTTTTCCCCCCAGGGTGGTGCTTCAGCAGGGTCAGAAATGACTGTGCCAGCTGACGTGGAGGAAATGACAGAAGATTCAGAGGAAGAAATGGTCGATTTTGAAAATATGGATGCGGCCACACGGCGCAAGCTGGTTCGCCGGTTGCGGGAAACGCCGGTAAGGAGGGTCAAAAATGATTCACCTTATGACCCTGGCAGTGAACTGGACGTCGCGTGGCGGGCTGCAGTAGAGAAAATCAACGCAAAATCGGCTGAGGAAAGCGCCAGACGTGCCGCACTTGCGCCAGCGGTTGCCAGTTTACTGGCGGATGCCTCCCTTTATGCGCTGGATATCTCCGAAGCCCAGGCAATTTCACTGCTGAAAGGCAGCAGGCTGGAAATTAACGGGCAGGTTTATCGCGCCAGTTCAGACGGCAAGTTAATCACGCGTCAGCAACACGACGAATCCAGCACAGTAAACAAATTATGGGAACGGCTGCGAGATAACCACGGCGTTGATGTGTCGCGGTTGCGGTTCGATCCGGTCGGTGAATACAGAAAGATGGTGGCCGCCGCTAAGAGTCAGCCACCAAAGCTATAAGTAAATCGCGCGGGCCGCTGCAACTTGTTGCTGTGGTCGGCGTGATTCTGCGGGGCGGGCGGCAAAGAGCCCGCGGGTACTGCACTGTCAACAATGACGGTCCGGTACCAAAGGTCAGAGCCACTTATGACAGTGCTGGCCATTCGCATCGAGTACGGTCGTTTTTGACCGTGCTGCAGGTTAAAAATGACAGTGTCGTCAGGAGATTTACATGACATATCTGGGAAGCAAGGCCGCCAGCGGCGTCTATCAAAAAATCATTGCGGAAATGCCGCCGCACGATACTTACATTGAAACGCACCTGGGCAGCGGCGCGGTGATGTTCTTCAAGCCGCCAGCAGGGCAAACGGTAGGCATTGATAAGAATGAGGAAGCCTTATTGTTGACCAAGTCGCGCTGGAAAGAAAAAGGGTTAACTCCTCCAGATATTCATTTTCATCATGGTGATGCGGTTAGCTTTCTGGAGGGCTTTTTTGATTTTACCAGTGCTGGCCGTGTGCTGGTTTACGCCGATCCGCCGTATCTGCCGGAAACGCGCACTAGTCGGGCCCGCTATCGCTATGAATATTCGGTTGCAGATCATGAGCGGTTATTGTCGTGCCTGGGCAGCCTGCCGCAAAATGTTTCCGTTATTCTTTCCGGCTACCCATCGCAGCTTTATGACGAACGGTTAACAGGCTGGCGCAGCAAAGAATTTCAGGCGATGACACGCGGCGGAGTGCGAACGGAAAAAATCTGGATGAACTATCCAGAGGGGAAAGCATATTCGCACGCCTTTGCTGGTAAAGATTACAACGACAGGGCCAGAATAAAACGAAAGGTCGCACGCTGGCGGGATAAGTTCGCCGCCTTGCCTCCTGCTGAACGGCTGGCGATCATGACGGCCCTTTGTGAAGTCGAATAAAAAAAAGCCCGCTTGATGCGGGCTTCTTTTATGCGGTCTGGCCGTTGAGCAGGTCCAGCGCGAACTGGCGTTCTTCTGGCTTGAGCCGGTCAATCAGGAATTTGACCAGCTTGTTACCGGTCAGCCCGCTGGGGCTGAGAGTGTGAGAAAACGAGGCGTTAAACACAAACGTGTGGCCGCATTCTACTTCGGTGCACGCGCAGTATAAATCCGCCAGTTTTTTATCTTTCCAGTCAGATTTACGAATGATGGCCGGTTCGCCGCATTCAGGACATTTTATTTTAAAAACTCGCATGTTCACCACCCCGCACGCCATTGCTAACAATGGGGATGATTTTAAACTAATTACGTTCATTTTTCGCCCTTATCGGCGGTGATTAACGGGATTTCAACGTCAAAATTAAGGTGTAAGCGCGGCGGGATCTCCGGGTCGTTGTTAACCCCATTCATAAATTTACGTTGTAGCGGGATAACTTCGTCTTTCCGGTAGGTCGTGCGGGCGGTTTCTGGGTTGCCCATCACCGCGCCGTTAGTCGGGATGATGCCCGCCAGCCCTGCGGGGAAGCGGTGAGCGGTAAAGATATCCTGGGCGGTGATCCCTTTGATGTTGGCAAACTCATCCTTTGCGCTGACTTCCCCCACGGGCAGGATTTTGACCCCGTCCGGGTCGCCTTTCGGGATGTTGATAAACATGTTGCGGAAGTTGCCCAGCCCTTTGGACTGCGCAATCTTGTCTTTGATTTCGTTTTCCATTTCCAGTGTTAAATTTGGGTCGCTGGTATACAGAATAAAGCCCATATGCGCACCGTTGTTGTAGTAGCGACGGCGGAAGATGGTCGCTTCGCTGTTAAGTAAAACGGAATGGATCCCGCCGATATAATCCGGCAGGCCATAGACCTGCTGACGCGGGTCATACATTTTAAAGAAGACAATGTCTTCCGGGTCATAAATCAGCGCTGGCCCTTCCTGGAGAACGGCGAACGTTCCGTCTTTACGGCAGCGCAGATAAAGCGACGGCAGCGGCAGCAGGTCGATCACCTCCCCGAATACATTGCGAATTTTCAGGATTGCGACGTCGCCAAACAGCAGATAATCAAAGACCGCTTGTTCTACCTGGTCAGGCGTCAGGCCGCCGCCGATATAGCCACCGGCAACCATGTTGCGCCGCGCATACAATACGCCACCATGCTGGCCGTTAAGGTTTGGCAACTGAGCCAGCGCCAGCCGGTCAATCGGGAGCCGCCAGTGATCTGCCTCGTTGTCATACCAGATGTTGTGATAATCGGTGCCGGTCGTCAGGATGGGTTCTGGTTCGCCAAAGGTGATCACGCTGCCGCGTCCGGGCGTGAATGTTTCAACGTTGCTGCCGGTTGCAGCCCTGAATTTTTTCGCTTTCCGCTGTTTCTTAGTCGTCATGCTGCTTTCCCAAAAGCCCAGGTCGATGGGCGGTCAAATTCGTGATCGATAGGTTCGTTAATTACGGCGTGCGAGATAGCGAAAAAAACATCCGCGTGGCCGGTTGCGTCGGAACGTTCGGCAACGAACGTTAACGCGTTGCCGCTGTTAGTTGTGGTGCGCCGGATAGCCATAAACGACGCCGGGATTTCGACGCGCTCTTTGTTGGTTTCGTCTATGGCGTCTTTCGCCCATTCAATGCGCTTACGTTCCACGACGTCGATCATCTTCATTACCAGGCGGTTTTTACTTTCAACGCTGTAAAGAATGGCGTTCGCCTCACGCGGGGCAAACTTGCTGACCAGATCATACACTCCTTTCCCGATGCCGGTTGTGTCGATCCCGATGTAGGTAATATTGAACCGGCGCATAAGCTGTCGTATCTGGTCAGCCTGCCAGCTAAAGTTAAAGCCCTGCCATTGCCAGCAGGCCAGCACGCGGAAGCGTTCACCATCGTGAATAGGGGGCGCGACAATCACAAAGGTGGAGTTGTCGCCGGAGCGCGACGGGTCGAAACCCGCCCACACTTCACGGTTACCGAATGGCCGCGCGGCGGTAGGGTCATAATCCCCCCAAGTGGCGCTATCCACTTCACAGCCAACCAGCGCCGAGAATTTGAAGACCGCGTCTTTACTGTCAACAAACTGGCACATGTAAAGCATGGCGAACGCTGTCGGGTTGTATTTGTTGCGCAGCCGTTCAATATCAACACGTTCTCCCAGGCCGCCTTTGACGGCGTCTTCCATCGTGATGATGTAACGCCATATCCCATCCGGGCAGATGATGCCCTGGCGCATGGCGCTTTCCTTGGGAAACTCAATTCCTTTGCGCTTCGCATCATCACCGCGCCACTCGTCGCCGGTCCATACCGGGTACGCCTGGTGCGTTTTGGCACTGGGCGTAGAAAAGTAGGTCGTCCTGAATTTGTTGTGCGTTGCCATTGCGCTGGCAACTTCATGCAGGCGCGTGAATTTCGGGATCCAGAAGACTTCATCACCGTACAGGTGGCCGTTAAAGCCCTGCGCGGTGCTGGCGTTCGTGGACAGAAAGCGCAGGATTGCGCCGTTACTGAGGCGGATATTTTTGCCGGTCAGCGTGATGCCGAAATGGTTCTGCGCAATCTGGACGATGTATTCGCGGAAGATTTCCGACTGTGCGCGGGAGGCAGAGAAAAACACCTGGTTATCACCGCTGATGACAGCGTCTTCAAAGGCTTCCCATGCAAAATAGTAGGTCATGCCGACCTGACGGCTTTTAAGGATAAAGCGCCAGTCTTCGCCTTTGTGCTCGCGGCAATGTAGCTGATATTCGAAAAGATGTTCCCGCGCCCAGGTGTCGAGCATTTCAGGCGTCAGCCCTGAAACGTCGTTTTTCTTATACCGGCGCTTTCCTTTCCGTTCCCCTGGTTCCCCGCCTGCGCTGCTGAGACAGTAGCCTTCCCCGTCATAGGATGCTTTTTTGGCCTGAATCTCAGCCAGCTTTTCGGCGTGCTTGTTGCGCTGCGCCATGAGCTTTACGTGATGGGCAATCAGATCGCGGAGTTCTTCCAGTTCCAGCGCCGTTTTTTTCTCACGGCGGGAAAGCTGGTCGATGCGGCGGGCGATGACGTTTTCCACTGATTCGACGGGCAGCAGTGATGCCCACTCGCCGACGTCAGCCCAGTGGTAAATGGTGCGCGGTGGAATATTCAATTCCTGCGCAATATCTTTCGGCGACCAGCTTTTAATGTATAGCGTACGGGCCGCTTCTTTTAATTCATCGGAATATTTAGCCATGAGGCTATTATGACGGGATTATTTAACCAGACTGATAATTAAATATCGGCAAAAAGTGGTTATCCATTTATAACCGAATGCATAAGAAATAAAGCGGTCGCGACATTATTAATAATTGGCAATACTGACCATCACAAACGAATTGTATTATTCATTTCATTATTAAAGGTCAGTTATGACGCAACCCAGTTACCGAACTGATTGGCTATGTATCGCCACATCGGGGCAGGCCGTGGACGGTCGGACCATTGAAGCGCAATGGTTAATTGACGCGGCAGAGACTTATACTCCGAAAACTTACACCGCCATGATTTGGCCGCATCATCCGCAAAATGGTATTGGGGAGCGTGAGTTTACCTGCAATCTGGGTACTGTGGACGCGCTGAAAGTTGAGACGGAAGGTGACGTCACCAAATTATATGCCCAGTTAATCCCAAATCAGTTTCTTATTGATGCCAACCGAATGGAGCAAAAACTTTTTACGTCTGCTGAGTTTATCCCGGATTTTGGCGGAAGCGGACGCGATTATCTTTTCGGGCTGGCTGTTACGGATATTCCCGCGAGCCTCGGAACTGAAAGGCTTAAATTTATTCTCGCTGGGGAAGAAAAGGACGGCGAGCGCGGAAGCCTGGAAACTTTCAGCCTGGGTAATTTGCAGGCAGGCAAGCCAGAAAAAAAAGATTCTTTCTGGTCGAGATTATTTTCGGCCCGTAAAGAGTTCACGCCAACACCAGAACCTAACACCGACAAGCCCAATGAGGGCGAGGAACAAAAAATGGAAGAGTTAAAAGCCCTCGTCCAGCAACTGCTGGATTTAGTCAAAAGCGGTAAAGAGGCCGCTAACGGCGACGCTGATAACGTCGACACGCCAGAACAGGCCGCCGACGAAGTGGCAGATATTGCCGCAGATATCGCCGAAGCTGCGGCAGAAGTTGCCGATCTTGCCGAGGAAGTGGCAGAGAACCCGGAAGACGAAGTCAAAGCGGCGGAGTTCAGCGTTGCAAAAGCCAACCTGGCTAAAGCAATGAAAGCGTTCAGCGTGACCCCATCCAAACGCCCGCGCCGCAGCCGTCGCCGTGAGTTTTCAGCGCGTCGCCAGTCTGGCGGTAATCAGATGGACACGCTGACCACGCAACTGACCGCTGTCATGACGAAGCTGTCTGCGATGGAAAGCGGCGGTACGCAGCGCCCGAATAATGCGCCAGGCGGCAGCAACAAGCCGTTTGACTTCTGTTAATCAATTTTCTTTCCAGGAATAAAACGAAATGCAATTAACCCCAAAAGCAGAGCAGATGTTGCGTAAGTACGCCGCAGGCCTGGCGAAAGCCAACGGCCAGCCGGATACGTCGCGATTCTTCTCGCTGACACCACCTAAAGAAACCAAGTTGCGTGATGCGCTGCTGGCAAGTTCTGAATTTCTGCGCCTGCTGCCTAACGTGCTGGACGTGGACCAGATCACCGGCCAGGTAGTAACAACCGGCCAGGTGGGTATCTACACGGGCCGCAAAAAAGATGGTCGCTTCTCGCGTGCGATGGGCGTGGGTGGAAATGAATATAAGCTGGTCGAAACGGATTCCGGTTCTTATTTGTCCTATTCCCTGCTTGTGACCTGGGCTAACGCGGGCAGTGAAGACGAGTTCTTCCAGCGCATCCAGGCGAACAGCAATGAACAATTTGCACTGGATATGCTGCGCGTGGCGTTCAACGGTGTAAGCGTTGCAGAAGACACCGACCCGAACGCTAACCCGAACGGCGAAGACGTCAACATCGGCTGGCATAAAATTGTTAAGGACCGTGCAGCCGAGCAAATCATCACCGGCGACGTCACTATCGGCGGCGCGAATGCTGATTTTATGGGGCTGGATGCAGCGGTTACCGATCTGGTGCACACCTGCATTTATGAGCCATATCGCAATGATCCGCGTCTGGTTGTGCTGGCATCCGCTGACCTTATCGGCGCAGACGTCACCACGCTGATGAATAAGATTGATCGCCCGACTGAGAAAGTTGCGGCGCAGTTGATTGGCCGTCAGATCGCTGGCCGTACCGTGTACACCCCGCCGTTTATGCCGTCTGGTCGCCTGATCGTCACCACGCTGGACAACCTGCATATCTACACCCAGCAGGGAACCCGTAAGCGTAAGGCCGAATGGAACGACGACCGCAAGCGCTTTGAAAATAACTACCTGCGCATGGAAGGGTACGCCGTCGAGCATGACGAGCTTTACGCCGCCTACGACAAAATTACCCTGGCAACTGACGCGCCAGCACCAGAAGGGGGCGAATAAATATGGCTATGTCCCCGTGTCAGAAACACCGCGCACGCATTAAGGCCGCAAAGGCGCTGGATAAACGCGAAGCCCTGGCTTCGTCGCCGGTCAGCTTCCACCTGCAAATGCTGGAACTGGCAAAAGATGTGGAGCAACTCCGCAGCCTGCCGCGCACCGAAGACCGCATCGAATTTAAACGCGATGTGTTGTTGCCGCGCTGGATGCCGACCGTTGAGTCCTATCTTGCCGGTGATGCCCGCTTCGCAAATCCGGCCCTGGTCTACTGCGTGATCTGGTTGTTCGACACGGGGGAAATGAGCCAGGCGCTGGACTGGGCCGACGTGGCTATCACTCAAAATCAGGCGATGCCGGAAAACTTCAAAAGTACCATGCCCGCCTTTGTGGCCGATACGGTGCTGGAGTGGGCAACGCTCCAGGCGGAGGCCGGTCACAGCATCGAGCCGTATTTCAGCCGCACGTTTGAAAACATCCGCGAAAAGTGGCGTTTGCACGAAGACATTAACGCGAAATGGTTCAAGTTCGCGGGGCTTTACCTGCTGCGCGACGAACGGGGCCGCCCGCGCGCCACTGCCGTGGATGATGTGGACACGCTTGAACAGGCCGATGCCCTGCTGGCCCAGGCGCACGCCTTTAACAATAACTCAGGCGTCAGGACCGCACGCGACAAGATTCGCGCCCGGATTAACGGCCTGACAAAACAATAACGACTCCCGCAAGCCGGGACGGGCGCGGGGGAGGCATCAACCCATTGGGTTGTTGGCTATGGATCCCGTTAGCCCGTTTCTATTGCAAGCAAGGTGTAAACGATGAGTGGCCCAAGTTTCAGTATCAGCGGCAAGCCGTTAACGGTCACGCCGACCGCTATTACCAACGGCGTGGCGTTCTGGCCTGATTTGGATCTGGGTGAATTTCAGATGTCGCGCACCCTGCCAGCAGACCTGCCGCCAGACACCGCAGGCGTTGCACTGCTGGCAGCTATTGCGGAAGTAAACACAACACTGGCGGACGTCGTAACCTACTGGAACGGGAAAGGATGCGAACGGGCCGCCGACGTACCGGGGGCGAAGCTGGCGAACGAAAACCAGTTAACGGCCCAGTACAAAAAAGCGGTCTATGCCCGCGCCAAAGCCGACTTGCTGGGCGAGTTTGCCACCATCGGGCGACGAGAGTCGCATCCAGGACAGGAAAGTCTGGACACCCGCGCCAATCTGCTGGCCGAAGCGGCCAACGTGATGCGCAACATGCTTCAACAGCCACGCGTAGGGGTACATCTGATATGAGCCAGCTTGAGAGCCTGACGGCGTTTATTACGGCAAATCTGCCACGCGATGCCATGCAGATGTTTTCCAGTTCGATGGATGATTGCGAACTGGTGCGCAGTGCGAAAGCGATGGGGAATAATCAACGCCGCATCGGCGTGCTGACGTATAGCGCCCGCTTGTCGTGGGATAACTTCCCGTTTCGCAAGTATTCGCCGGGCCTAATTTATGCCCTGGTGCTGGCCTGGGTGGATGAGCACGCCAACGAGCTGCGCGACGAACTGAAATTAGCCGATCCGACCGTGGACCCGGAGTTCGACGACGAGGGAACCTGCATCCTTGATGTGGTCGTCGGACTGGCTGACCCGGTGATCATCCGTGAAGTGGCAGGCGGCCCTATCCCGTTCAGGGATAAATCGTGGGATATCGTCAACCCGGAAATCTGGGTCGCGGAGGAAGCCGAAATTATTGTCCAGACCGGTGACGCGTCGTGATCCGTGGCGAGCTAAACCAGCAACAGCTAAAGCTGATGCGCGAAAAGCTGGCCCAGGCCGATCTCCCTCCACGCAAGCGGCAGCGCCTTTTATGGCGCGTGGCAAAGCTGGGGGTTATCGCAGCGGCTAAACGTCACCAGCGCCAGCAGGCGGCCCCGGACGGTACCCCGTGGACACCGCGTAAGCGCGGCAAAGGGAAGATGCTAAAGGGATTGCCCAGGCTGCTGGCCGTCCGGGAAATGCCCGAAATTCAGGGTGTGCGCATCTATCTGAAAGGCGGCAATTACCGCAACGGAAATAAGCCCGTCGCGGCGGGCCTGGTCGGCGCGGTCCAGCAGGACGGTGCGCGGATCCAGATGAAAGCGAGTAACGCCCCGCGTAAACCGCAGGCGAATCAGCCAGCGCTGCCGCGTCAGGCAAAGCGGCTACGGGCGCTGGGGTACAGGGTCCGCAAGGGCAAGCGCTGGGTGAAACCGTCCAGCAAACAAATCATGGAAACCATGAGCATGGCGCAAGCCGGGCTGGTTATCCGCAAGCTGAAAGGCACACCGGCCAAACGCACATGGACCATAGACATTCCGGGGCGCGTTTTCCTGGGGGTCAGTAACGATGAATTTAACCAAATCATAGCGCGGCAAATGCAGGCAATCGGCTTCGGCTGGGACGTCAACGCGCAGGATATCAGGGGGTAAAAATGACCTGGCCGACAGTCACAGTTAGTCAGAAAAACCGCTACAACGGTACAACGAACGACGTCGAACGCGTCGTCCTGTTTGTGGGTTATGGCGACACCAACACTAATAAAACACAGTCGATTAGCGCCGATAGCGATCTGGATAAAGCGTTGGGCGAAAAAGACAGCCTGTTAAAACGCATCGTCGCCGCAGCCGCGAATAACGCCGGTCAGAACTGGTTCGCGTATGTGCATGTTATGCCGGAGCCAGACCCATCGGACGACGACTACAACGAGGATGATGCATGGATGAATGCCGTTACGGCTGCCCAGTCCGTCGCATCGGTTGAGGGGATTACGCTGGCGTTTGACGCTACCCAAAAAGCCACGATCAACCGCGCTACCGAAATGCGGGAAACGTTGCAGGCCAAATTCGGGCGCTTTGTCTGGTTCGCCATTGCTGTAGGCGGCCCGTCTGAGGGGGAATCGTGGGCGGATTACCAATCACGAATGGCCGAATTGCAGGAAGGGATCGCGTCGCCAGGCGTTCAGCTTGTGCCGCGTCTTTGGGGCAATGAACCGGGAGTCCTCGCGGGGCGCCTGTGTAACCGTGCCGTAACCATTGCCGATAGTCCGGCCCGCGTTGCCACTGGGGCGGTCACTGCGCTGGGTCGCGATGATCTGCCAGAAGATGGGACGGGTGAAAAGTTAGATCTGGCCGTGCTGCAGGGATTGCAGGCAAACCGCTACAGCGTGCCAATGTGGTATCACGACTACGACGGGATTTATTGGGCTGACGGAAGAACGCTGGACGTCGAAGGCGGCGATTATCAGGTGATCGAAAATGTCCGCGTGGTGGATAAAGCTTCCCGCCGCGTCCGGTTGCGCGCCATTCCAAAAATCGCAGATCGCTCGCTGAACAGCACGCCGGGAAGCATCGCGGCGCATGAGACTTACTTCGGCAAGCCGCTGCGCGAAATGTCAATTGCAACGCAGATCAACGGGGTCGAGTTTCCCGGCGAAGTGAAACCGCCAAAAGACGGCGATATCACCATCACCTGGACCAGCAGTGTTGCGGTGCAAATTTATTTGATTGTCCGCCCGTATGAGAGCGCGAAAGAAATCGGCGTCAGCATCGAACTGGACACCTCACAGGAGAGCAACCAATGACCGAGCGCATTAGCGGCGGTTCGTTTGATGTGAACTATGACGCGGTCATGATTCACGTTGAAAACGCTACCGTAACCATTACCGATAACAGCGCCGTGGCACAAACTCGCGGCGTGCCGAATGGCCACACAAAAGGGTCCGTTTCGGCGGACGTGGAAATCGAGGTCGATTCGCAGAACTTTAAAAAGTTCACCGCTGTGGCCCGTGCTGCCGGTTCCTGGCGTGGCATTCCGGCAAAAGACTTTTTGTTCTATGCCAATGCCGGAGACGACGAAGAAAAAATCGAGGTGTTCGGCTGCGTTCCTGCGCTGTCTGACATCGTCAACATCAACCCCAACGAGGCCAGTAAGACCACGAAGAAAATTAAATTCATGGTAACCAGCCCCGACTTTGTGGCGATTGACGGCGTTCCGTACCTGTCAGCCCGCGACACGCGCGACCTGAAAGGTTAACAACATGCCAAACGGAGAAACGTCACTGCTGGCAAAGCTGCTGCTGATTGGGGCCGTGATCGGCCTGGGGCAGCTGATGGTCAGCAGTGAGCAGATCACAACCCGCCTCCTGGTCGGGCGGATGATTCTGGGGGCGGCGGTGGCCCCGCTTGCCGCAATCCCACTACTGAAATTCCCCGATATGCCGGAACTGGTTGTCGTGGGCATTGCCTGCGCCCTGGGCATTCTGGGGAGCGCCTTTATTGAGGCGGGTTTAAAGCGCCTCGCGGAATACTTCATGAAACGATGGGGAAGCAAAAGCCATGAAACTGAGTGAAAAACAGCAGCTTTTCACCGTGATGATCGCAAATCTGATCCACTTCGCGGAGGAAAAAGGCTATCGCCTGACATTTGGCGAAGCCTACCGCACGCCAGAGCAGGCCGCGCTTAACGCCAAAAAAGGCAGCGGCATTGCAAACAGCCTGCATACCCAGCGCCTGGCCGTGGATTTTAACCTGTTTATCAATGGGGAATACCAGACCGACAGCGCTGCCTATCTCCCGCTGGGAGAATACTGGGAGTCCATCGGCGGCGCATGGGGTGGTCGGTTCAGCAGGCCGGACGGCAATCATTTTTCACTTGAGCATAACGGGGTCCGCTGATGCGTAACTTGCTGGGGTTGGTCCTGATCCTGACTGCTGCCATGTCAGCGGGCTGGCAGGCGCACGACTGGCACAACGCAAAGCTGCAACTGGCCGCCAGTAAGGCGACAGAAGAAACGCGCCAGATTGTCGTGGAGATCACGCGGCGGTCCGGTGAAGCGCTGGAAAAGAAAATCGCGGAGTTAAAAGCCAATGAGATCCACACGGAACGGGTTATCCGCACAGAAACCATTAAGCCGGTTTTTAACAATGTGTGTGCTTCTGATGATTACGTCCGGTTGTTCAACGAACTGGCGGCCAGCACAGAGCGAACCTTATCAGGAAAACCATCTGACTCTTTGCCCGGTAAACCTGCCGAGGCTGGCAGGGCCGACAGGCACTGATTTTGACGCGGCATTAACAGCCTATCGGCAAATTTACACCGAATGCGCCGCACGACATAACGCCCTGGTGGGCATCATCCGACAACGAAGGGAAGTAACAAAATGAGTAAGTCTAAAAAAATTGTCATGACTGTGGCGGGTGTGAGCCTGAGCTTTGAGCCCAACAAAACCGCCTACAACAACCTGATTAACGAAATGACCATGACCAATAAGGTTGCCCCTATGGCGACCTACCTGGGGCGCATTGTTGATGCTGAGTCAAAGGATGCCCTGAGCAAGCTGATGGAAGATTACCCAGGCTGCGAAATGCAGATCGTCGAAAAGGTTAACGAGATTTACTCACCAAAGCTTGAGATCGAAGTAAAAAACTAGCGGCGCGGGTGGCGGCGATACGCACGAACGGGCTGGAGCAATATCTTGCCCTCCGCCGCTACTACCTCCCGCATGAACCTGACGACGAAGAAAGCATCGCGCGCGCCCTTTGGCTGGACGAATATTTCGCCAAAACAAGGGCGAATAAGACGGCGGAAGGTATCGCCATTGCCCTAAACGGAACCTGATATGAGCCACCTGGATTTTACGTTGAGCCTTATTGATAAGCTGACACGGCCGTTAAAAACGGCCCAGTCCTCGCTGACTGGCTTTGCCGAAAAATCGCAGGCGTCTTTTGCACGAATTGGAATCGGTGCTGCGGCGGTCTGGGGTGTTGCCCAGTCCATTGCGGGCGTAGTGGGTCCGGCGTACGAAATGAATGCAGCGCTGGCGGAAGTAGGTTCCAAAGGTGTGGCCGAAGATGCGCTCAAAAAACTGTCCAGCGAAGCCCTTAAATTCAGCATGCGCTACGGAAAAGGCGCGGTTGATGTAGTGAACTCAAGCTATGCAATGAAGGGCGCAATGGCGGGCCTTTCCGATCTGGACCTGCCCCGCGTGACAATCGCGGCCAATACCCTGGCGGCAGGCGTGAAAGCCAGCGGCGAGGAGGCTGGTGAATATATTGGTGCGATGGCATCCCGGTTCAATACGGAACTGTCCAGCCTGGGGCATGTCCGCTTTGCCGAAGAACTGGCCGGAAAAACGGCCTACATGGTGCAAAACTTCGGCGTGAAAATGCAGACCATGCAGGAGCTTATTGAGGGAACCAAAAACGCCGGGTCTGACTTCGGCGTGAGTATGGATGAGCAGTTCGCGGTGCTGGGATCGTTGTCCAAAACCCTGGGAACTGAGGCAAGCGGCATCTATGAGCAGTTTTTAAGAAGCGCGCCGGCCGCCGCTGAAAAGTTGGGAATGAGCTTTGTTGACGCCACCGGGAAGATGTTGCCAATGGGCGATATTCTCCAGAAATTGCAGAACAAATACGGGGCAAGCATTGAGGGGAATGTCAAGGCGCAGCAGGCGCTGGACGCCGCTTTTGGTGGTGGCGCTGATGTCATCAAAAAGCTGTACGGCCAGCAGGCTAATCTAAACCGTAGTATCACGGAACTGGGCCGCAATGACGGTATGAAACGCGCCCAGGAAATGGCCGAACGTATGGCGAAACCGTGGGAACGTATCGTAGCAACGTTCTACGCCATGCGCGTGGCCCTGGGTAATACGCTGATCCCCATACTCACGCCGTTGATGAATCGCGTTGCCGCCGTGGGCGCAAAGTTTGCCCGCTGGCTGGAAATGTTCCCTAACATCGCTCGCTGGCTGGGTTACATCACGCTGGGCGTGTTGTCCTTTGGTCTTGCCGGTGCGGCAACAAACATCGTGATGGGCGTATTTGGATTCACGATGGTGGGTTTAAGCGCAATCGCAAAAGTGCTGGGCGGCGCATGGAAAGCCCTTATATGGACGCTAAACATGATGCGCCCGTCTTTACTTACAACCCGCATCGGGCTGGCCGCGTTGTGGGTCCAGTCAAAGCTGCTTGCGCTGTGGACCGGTGTTTGCCGCGTCGCGCTGGCTGCCTGGAATATCGTGTTAAAAGCCGGAGCCGTTGCCATGCGGGTGTATGGGGCGGCGACCATGTTTGCCGGGGCTGCAATGCAGTTTTTGACAAGCCCGATCACCCTAATTATTGCCGCGCTGGCGCTGCTGGGATTAGGCGTCTGGTATGTCGTAAACCACTGGGAAGAACTGAAAGCGGCTGTAATGAACACTGCGGCCTTTGCCTGGGTGATGGATGTCGCCGCGCAGGTGGGCCAGGTATTCGCGCAGGTCTGGCAATCCATTACCGATGGCTGGGGCGCGGTAGTAGCGTTCTTTGCAGGCCTTTCTCCCATGGCCGCTTTTGAAGGATTTGCACAGACAATCGGTGACGTATTCAGCAAGCTTTTTGACGCTCTAAAAAATACCTTTGCGTCTACCTATAACTGGATCGTTGAGAAGCTAAATAAAATCCCCGGCGTCAACATCGACCTGAAAACAACGTCAGAAAGTGGTTCTGCAGCACCGCCAAAAATGAACGCTCCGTCCTTGCTGACGGGTAACAAAATCAATGCGGATATCCCGCGCGGCGGCCTGATGGGCAAGGTTAAATCTGACAGTAAAACCGTTGTTGATAGCCGTAAGACGTGGGGCGATACCTACATCACCGCCCCGAATGGAATCACTCCAACCCAGTTGGCCGAATGGCAGGAGCTTAACGCCGGATGAGTACCGAACCGTTATACATCGACCTCTTGATTACCGAGGGTGATTTCACCCTGGACAGCGGGAACGAGCCGCAGCGGTGCAATAACCGCGACAGCATCACCCAGGACATCATCCACAGCATTCTGGAAAGCGGCATCACTACGCGTCTGATCGGTGAGCGAAGTCCGACGATGCGCGGTGACGCGCTGACCCAGCTATCACTGCTGGTTGAAAGTGATGAACGCCTGGTCCCCGGAACAATTGTTATCACAGAGGAGAGCCTTTCACGGCTTTATGTTACTGCTGAAACCTACGACTTCGGCAGCGTTGGTACAGAGGTGAATTATGACTGACAAGCCCGACGTTGATTTTGAGCAGGTGTTGAATGACAGCGGAATGCCGTCCTCCAAAGAGGAAATCACCGCCGCCTTCAGGCGCACCGTGCAGGAGGAGGGGTTCGTTACCAACACATCAAGAATGTCCCCATTCTGGAGGCTGATATCAACGATTGTGACCACGCCGGTGATGTGGCTCCGCGAGGCGCTGATCAATATCGTCCTGCGAAATATGTTCGTTGCGACTGCCACCGGGCCAATGCTGCGTTTGCTCGCCTGGGCTGTGAACGTTGAGGCAAAGCCAGCCAGCGCCGCCGTTGGCGTGCTGCGGTTTTACAAAGAGAATGCGGCAGATGAAATTGCCATTCCGGCTGGAACGCTGATCCAGACCGAGCGTATCAACGGGGTGGTTTATGTGCTCGCAGTGAATGAAGACACAACCCTGAGCGCAGGCACTGAAAGCGGACTTGTTGCCGTCACGGCGACCGGCACTGGAACAGGCTATAACCTGGCGCCGGGCTATTACCGCATTTTGCCTGTAGCCGTAGCTGGTATAGCCAGCGCCGTGAATGAAGACGACTGGTTAATCACGCCTGGCGCAGACGAGGAAAGCGACGACGAACTTCGGGACCGCGTACGAAACCAGTTTAACCTGGTGGGCAATTACCATACCGACGCCGTTTATCGCAGCATGATTGCTGGTGTTATTGGGCTGAGTATTGACCGCATATTCTTTTTGCATGACGGCCCGCGCGGGCCTGGTACGGCAAATGCCTATTTGCTACTGGACAGCGGCGAAGCATCGCAACCCTTTATTGATGCAGTTAATGATTACGTTAACAGCAAGGGCCACCACGGCCACGGCGATGATTTACAGTGTTTTGCCATACCAGAAACCAGCCACGCGCTGGCGGTCAAAGTATATGTGGAAAGCATGGAAAACATGGAGCCGGAAGCCCTGGCACTTTTAGAAACCGGCGTTACAGATTTGATCCGCTGTGCATTTCGTGAAAACGCCAATTACGACGTGAAAAAGACGTGGCCGTATTCGCGCTACTCCTTTTCAAATCTGGGCCGGGAAATTCACAAAGCTTTTCCGATAGTTGATTCACTGAGTTTTTCGCTCACCGATATTGTCAGTGAATTATCGGTTCCGCGCCTGGCGTCTCTTACCGTGGAGATCACGAATGACTGAATTTGCCAGGCTGCTGGCCGGGTTGAAGTTGCCGTCATGGATGGACCGTGGCGATCCTGCGCGGCTGCTGCGCGCCTGTGTGAAATTCTGGTTGCAGGTGTATGAATGGATCACCTGGCCTCTTAGGCAGTTTGACCCGCTCACATGCGCCGAGCCACTACTCAACCTGATTGCCTGGGAACGCGATATCACCCGTTTTAAAGGCGAGCCGTTAAACCTGTTTCGCAAGCGCGTTAGCTATGCATTCGTAAACGCGCAGCAGGCGGGCGAGGTTGCAGGATTTATTGCCATATTTGAGCGCCTGGGGATCGGATATGTCGAACTGCTGGAGCGACAGGACGGGATGGACTGGGATGTCATAACGGTCAGAGTGACGGATAGCCAGATTGCGGATAACAGCGATTTGCTGCTGGAAATTATCCGCAAGTATGGCCGCACTTGCCGCCGTTATCGATTTGAGGTCATCACCTCACTGGCGGTTCATATCAATATCGGCTGGTATCAGGGCGAATATGTTTGCTGGCCCGCAACGCTGGGTGATGTAAAAAACGAATTTAGCGCGACTTTTAGCGCCAGTTTGAAGTAGAGAGGGGAAAATGTCACAAGCCGTCATTACACAGGCATTTGTTAACTGGAAAGCACAGCAGGCCGTGGATAATAAGCCTGTGGTGCTGGACGAGTTTATTTTTGCTTATATTCCCGATCTGGACGTTGAAAAGCCGATTGACAACACCGAAGGGTTGCCCGCAGCAGATAAAATTGTATATCGGCAGGCCGTGAGTAAAACCGGCGTGGTAAATGCTGATTCAGTTGTTTATTCCGTGACGCTGGGCGCAAACGTCGGCGACTTCGATTTCAACTGGATCGGTCTGATAAACAAAGCGACCAGCACAGTTGCGATGATTATTCATGCCCCGACCCAGCGCAAAATTAAAAATGCCAGCGGCCAACAAGGGAACGTGCTGGTTCGCTCCATGCTCATGGAATACAGCGGCGCGCAATCAGCTACCGAGATCACTACGCCTGCTGAAACCTGGCAGATTGATTTTACCGCGCGCCTGGCCTCTATGGACGAACGCCAGCGCCGGGAAAACATTGATATCTATGGCGAGGCCGCGTTCTTTGGTGCGGGCTATCTGGTTGCCAAAACGGGAACCCAGTTTTATGTGACAAAGGGGGCGGGTTATGTTGCAGGGTTGAGGACCGAACTTGCCGCCAGCCTGAATATTTCAGTTCCGGCTATGCCTACGAAAATCTGGCTCGATGTTTCATGGTCGGGAACGCTTACCAGCGAATGGGCGGTAAAAAGTAAAATCACTGTCGCGGCAGAGCAGGCTGATTATATTGAAAACGGCGAGAAACACTTTGTATTCGCGCTTGCCAGCATTGATGACAAGGGCGCAATCACTGACTTGCGGCCTGTGGCACAGTCCATTCCAGATTTAGGCAGCAAGTTTGTACAGCGCTCGTTAAATCTGAGTGATCTCGCCTCAAAGCCAGAAGCGCGCAAAGCGCTGGAGTTAAAAGGCGCTGCGCTGCTGGATGTAGGAATGTCTGCCGGAGCGGTTGCTGCGGGTGATGACCCACGATTTTATCTTGTGGGCGCACCAATCCCCTGGCCGTCAGACGTAACGCCAACAGGTTATGCCATTATGCAGGGGCAATCTTTTGATAAGGCCGCCTATCCTTTGCTGGCCGTCGCCTATCCGTCAGGCGTTATTCCTGACATGCGTAACTGGACGATTAAAGGCAAGCCAGCATCGGGCCGTAACGTTCTTTCCTATGAGCAGGACGGCAACAAGTCACACACCCACACAGCCACGGCTGCGGCAACTGACCTCGGAACAAAAACGACAACATCCACAGACCTGGGAACAAAGGCCACAACAAACACCGATTTGGGCACGAAGACATCCTCATCGTTTGACTATGGGACAAAAACAACCAGTTCAGCCGGTGCTCATACCCACACGTTCCAGAAAATGAATCTGCCTGGTTACCAGGGGCGAAAAGGGTCTGCGGGTACTTATTACGAGCTGGACAGCTACAGCAACGTCAATACCAGTTCAGCCGGTGCGCATACGCATACCGTTGCTATCGGAGCGCATACGCACACCGTAGCCATAGGAGCGCATGGTCATTCCGTCGTCATGGGGGCGCACGCCCATTCTGTCGCTCTGGGATCGCACACTCACAACATTACTGTTTCTGCGGCAGGTAATGCCGAAACGACCGTTAAAAACATTGCATTCAACTATTTAGTGAGGCTTGCCTGATGGAATTTGAAATGAATGAAGAGGCCCGGACTATCAGGGTTTATAACCTGCGCGCAGACACGCGAGAATTTATTGGGGAAGGTGATGCATATATTCCCCCTTTCACCGGGCTGCCTGCTGATTGCACCAGCATTGCGCCGCCAAAAACGACCAAAGGGAAAGTCGCTGTGTTTTCTGATGAATCACAGTCATGGTCTTTGGTTGAAGACCATCGCGGCGAAACGGTTTACAGCACTGAAACCGGCGAAAGTTTTTTAATTCTTGAGTTGGGGCCCTTGCCAGACCTCTTTACGAAAAAAACACCTGCCGGTGAGTTTCAAAAATGGAACGGCAAAGCCTGGGTCAAAGATGTTGAAGCCGAACAATCTGCGATGCATGAGGCTGCGATAAGTACAAAAGCTTCACTACTCGCCAGGGCCAGCGAACAGATTTCACTGTTTCAGGATGCGATTGATCTGGGAATGGCAACGGAAAAAGAATCCATCCTGCTGACTGAGTGGAAAAAATATCGCGTCCTGCTGAGTCGTGTTGAAATTACCGGTGATGAAATTATCTGGCCGGAGGAGCCTGATAATGTGGCGTGATTCTCGCCTGGCCTTTACCGATGCGATTGGTGCAATAACGTGCTCCATCGTTCCAGCACACCCATGGGTTTATGGTTTGGGTCAGTCCGCTGATTCTGGTGGCTATCTTAGTCCGGCTAATGCGCTGGGTTATCTCGCAGGTAAATTAACAAGCACCGGTGGAAGCGGCGATGTCATCGTGATGATGATCGCCGAGACAACGCATGATGCATTTATGAAAGCCCTGAGCCAGCTTGCAACGGTCTTCCCTGCCCCGGCATTTACACAAGTTAGCCGCATGGCCGCTGCGGCCGCCGAACTGAGCGCAGTAAAAATGCAGTTGCCGCCGAAAGTCAGTTCTCTGCCGGTCGCCGCGCCTTTGTCCGTCGCGACAAACCGGCTTGCTTTAAATGCGCAGCGTATTGCTGATGCGCAACTTGCTGCCGCAGTAAGCACCACAACCGATGGGTTAAAAAGCCAGATAATTGATTTCATGAAGTCGCGCGCGCAGCTGCTTTCTTCGGTTAGCCAGTCAATGGATGAACTGAAGGGAGCCAGCGCAAAAATATGGTCGTTCAGTTACACCGGCAATTATCGGGCTGCGGCCATAGAGTTGTTAAAAGGCATTCCGCAGGCCACTGCCGTGCACACCGCAGCAATGTTATTTATTGGCGATTCACTTGCTGATTTGGGAAAAATGATAAATGAGCCAGGCCGCATTACTCGCACTTGATGGTGAAGGGATCGCCATGCAAAACATGCTTGTTTCCCCTTCAATGCAATTTCAGGAAAAAGACCAGTCGGGCCAGACATCGAGCACGACCAATTCTGAACAGGGCATCAAAGCCAAAGAATTGCGCGTTTCTGGGCTGGTTACCTTTGACGACGAGGCAGTTTTACAGCGTCTTTTCCAGTTAGCTTCTGCAACCGAAACAAGCGGAGCATTAAAAACCTACCGCGTAGCCAATGCTACAGCGACCGCAATCAATTTCCGCGAAGCCACATTCACCGGCCAGATTGATGCCGTGCCACAGGAAGACCGTCTCGCCTGGCAGGTGAGTTTTACGTTGCGTGAAAAAAATAGCGTGCCTGAAAAGCGCCAGGCGCGAAAAGGCAACGCCACGGCCAGCACCAAGCAAACCGGCGCGGCGGGCGGTGGCGGCGCTTCCGCTGCCGACGAGCCAGCCGACAAAATGAGTTGGTTTGAAGAAAAGGTCCTGAAACCTGTTAACGATGCGCTGGGGTAAGCCATGAAGCCAATAAAACGCCTTTTCCTTTCAAGTGACCCGGTCCATCTTGTTGACTGTAATATCGTGCTGGAGTTAAACGCCTGCGGGCGTGGATTCATCACGGCCAGCACCGAAACGGATTACACCGGAAAAATGGTGCGCCTTGATGTTGGCTATGACGGGTTGGTCCTGCGCTGGTTTACTGGCTATGTTGAACGTTCGCAGCCCGCGGATAATGGCACATGCCGTTTATTCGTTCGTGAGCTTGTCGGCGTGTTCGATAAGCTGTGGCCATGTTCTTTCCAGCATCCAACGTTACGCCAGATCACTGACTGGATAACGGAGCAAAGCGGGCTGAACGTCGCCCCACCTGCGGGCGCGGCTTACGCTGATAAGCCAATTCCCCACTTTACCCACAGCGGAACCGGCTATCAGCTTTTGGCGAGTCTGGGCCGTGCGTTCTCAATTAAAGATTATGTCTGGTATCAGTTGCCGGACGGTGCGGTATTCACCGGCGCGGCTGCGGATAGCCTTTTTGCCGGAAAGCCGGTGGATATCCCGCACGAATTTAGCCAGGCATCCGCTGCCGGTAATTCAATGGTTGTGCCAATGATCCAGAGCCTGCGACCGGGAGCGGAGGTAAACGGGCAGCGTTTAAGCCAGGTCCAGCTAACTAACGACGATATGACCATCACCTGGTTGCCCCGCAATAAGGCCACCGGTAAACCACTGCAAAAATCACCCGTCCAGCGACAGATTGAAAGCGCCTTTCCAGAACTGGCTTCCGGGTTGCATTTGCCAAAAATGGCGAGAGTTGAAGCGCCCAGCGAAGACGTTACCGGGGGCAATATTGCAGATCCTTTCCGGCCCCGCTATGCCGTGGATCTGCAATTGCTGGATGAGGACGGCAACCCCGCCGCCAACACTCCGGTTTACACGGCTGTGCCGCTACCGGTTCCAATGGCGGGCAGTGAGTCGGGTATGTTCCAGTTTCCGCCTGCTGGCACGCTGGTTGAAGTTGGCTTCGTTGAGGGCCGCCAGGATAAACCGTTTGTCCGCCAAATCATGCCGCAGGGGCATAACCTGCCATCGGTGAAGCCTGGCGAACAGTTGCAGCAACAGCGCGACGGTGTATCGCAGCGCGTGACCGTGGCCGGTGACTGGATTCGCCAGACTGACCAGACGATTAGCGAGACGTCAATGACGCGTGAAGTGACCGCCGATGATGAACGCCGCAAGCTGGTAGCCCGTGAAACGACAATCCAGGCGACGGATAAAACCACGGTCCTGGGGCCGGTCACACTTCTGGCCGGTGCGGTTGTACATGTAAGCGAAGGGGATTACTGCGTCGGCACGTCCGGCAACCTGACAGTGACCTGCAGCAAGGACAATTCTGTCAGTGTTGGCCAGAACGTCAGACGTGACGTCGGCGGCATGCTGGAAGACAACATCAAGGGTGAAGTCGATCTCACTATTGGCGGAGCGCTTACAGAGAAAATCACCGGCATTAAAAAAAGCATTGCAGCTGCGCAGCAGTTGATCGGAGCATCCGTTAAGCTGGGCAGTGAGGAAATCAACGTCCTGACGTTGCTGACCGATACCCTGGACGTTGTCCGCGAACTGGCGCAGATATGCGCGGCCCACACGCACCCAAGTGTTGGGGCCAGCGGCCAGGCATCGCAGTTCACCGGAACGGCTACTAAAGCGAGCAATTTAAAAGCGAAGTACAGCCCTTTGATTGCCTGA